TCTAGCGCATGGTGCTTGGCAAACTTATGAGGTTCTTTCACCTCAATGCCATGCACTTTAGCAATCTTAACCTGTTTCTTAACAGCAGTTTCATCGGCATGAATGCGGCTGCTTCGTTTGTCTTTATCTTCTTGTTTGCTCATTATTAGACCAATCTTTAAATAATTGTATTAAATTACCAACGAGGTCTAATTCTCTCACAATTTGATACAGTAGTGTGGCAAATACACCCATCATAAAGGCATTTATGAGGTCTATCATTTCTTATACTCCTGCTCATTGTACCTGTCAATGACACGGTTTCTCAATTCGGTAGTGGAAAAACTATGGGTACGTTTATTGAAGTGTGTTTCAATTCGTAGGTCATGGCCAGTAAATGGCTTGTTCTCATATTCTTCTCCTAATACCCGAATATCAATATTGTATGCCTTGAGTATTTGTAACAGGTCATGCTCTGTTTCATAAACCACTATCTCATCCACATACTTTACTGCGGACAGTTGGATGTATCGTTCCAAGACGCTTTGGATAGGTTTATTCTTAGTTGCTCTGTCAATGGTTGGGTCAGTCTGTAACCCAACAATCAGGTGGTCACATTGTGCCTTTGCCTCTTTGAGCATTAGAATGTGACCGGCATGTAGTAAATCAAATGCCGAACAGGTAAAGCCTATTTTCATAGAAACCTCTGCTCAATGGCTTTGACACTATTTGCAATCGTATTATCAACCACAGCTTTGTCAAATGTAGTAAATGCGGCTGTTGTTGGTGTATTCTTTACCGCATCAATGCACTCGGCAATCAATAGACGGGCAAATTTCTCTAGTGTTTCCCCACCAACAACAGGGTAATGACTGCCACCTGCATGTAGGGCAATCTCTTTCAACTTATCATTCATGTTTCCTCCTAATGTAACATTATATACTAACCATAATTTTATTGCGGTACAATTATATAGTGGCCAAAAAGAAAACCCGCCGAAGCGGGTTTATACCTGATTATAGTACGTGCCATTCTTCGGCATCTAAATCGGTTATGAGGTTGATATAGTCCACAGCGGCATCTTCATCACCAAACTCTCTGATAACTGTCTGGCCTGTATATCTGGAGAGAAACACAAACAATATCTTGTCATCATTAAAAATGGAGAATTTTATAATCCATCCATTGCGTTCAGTTGGTTGCCACGATTGTGATTTGAATGCTATATCCATAAATCGTTTATTTGCACGATGCGCTACTAGTTTTTTCATATGCTTCAGATATCCTCCAAAGCATATGTATAACAATTAAATCTTAGCGGCTTTGACTGTCTTCTCAGCCATTTCTTTGAGAGTTACTGTAGTCAACTCAGCAACTTCATTAGTTGTGCGGTTTACTTGCTTAGTGAAGTCACGTTGTGCTTCAACGAAGTCTTTAATGGATGCTTTGATTTTGTCATCAAACACGAATGTGTCAACAATCTTGTTCTTTGCATCTTGTACTTGGTCAACGAAGTAGTTTGCAAAATATAATGGTGTAAAAATAGAATTGGCCATGGTTTATCTCCTTAGACGATAGGTTATTTGCCGGTGCGGTATGCACCGTATTTGGTTTCTCGGTATTCCTTAGTGAAACTACCAAGGGTTACAAATGCTTTGTAAATAGTGTTTAGAATGTTTTTCACAGATATGCCTTATGTTGATTACGTTCAAACTCTCTGACATAGTATTCTAGCTGTGATGCATCAGTTACACTACGATTGGAAAGGTATCTGTCCAAGCGTGATTGGTAACTGGTGCCTTCAAAGAAGGATAATAGGTAAGAAAAGAGTTTGAACATAGTGTTTACGATATTAGTGATTATACTATTATATATGTGCAGCTGCAACATTTTTCACTAGAGTCCGAACTCTATTGCCTTAGTCCATTGCATCCTCATATTGTAGTTTGGCAAGAATGTAATCTTTAACCAATGATGAGCGTACAATGTCATCAGGTGTAAACTCAATGCGAGTGAAGGCATTCATGTGGTGTGCTACATCAAAGAATTTGAGAATGCCTGTTACGTCATTCTTCTTCTTATTCAGGTCGGTCTGCCTGTAATCACCACACCATATAATCTTTGAGCGGTAACCAACACGGGTCATAACTGTATCTATTTCTTCAAAGGTCATATTCTGCATCTCATCCACGATAATGATAGCATCATCAAAGGACATACCACGAATGAATGATGTAGATATGAATTCAATGTGGCCTTGTTCCTCTAGTCTATCCCATGCGTCCTTGCGACCAAATAGTGTCTCACAGATTTGGCGATACGGCTGTTGATAGATTTCCATCTTCTCATTTACATCACCTGGCAGGTGGCCAATCTCACGGCTCTGTACGGCAGAGCGAACAATAATAATCTTAGCAAATGGGTTTGATTTGTCCATCACTTCTTCAATGGCCTTATACAAGGCACAAAAGGTTTTACCTGTACCTGCAACACCATGTAGTGCTACAAAATAATCTCCACGTTTGTATGCATCAAAGAATAGTTTTTGATTTTCTGTCAACGGGTCAAATGTTTTAAGGTCATCAAGCCTCAGTCTGAGGTGATTGGATGGTCTTGAAACTCTTTCGGTTTCAATGATTGTATTGGCGGTTGTCTTACGAGCCATGGTTTTCCTTCTCTTAGGTAACGAATCAGGTTCTTTACAATGTTTCATAGTTTATTCAATACGTGAGCCTTGTGTATCTTACACGAAACCCAACTATTATAATACTCCGTGGTTAGTAGTGCATCTCTGATAAAAATCTCCTTAGTTTCTCTATATGAACATTCTGACCTAGTTTTACATAGGTACAATATCTTACGACTGAAGTTCTTCTCTCCTAGTTTTTTAACATCTTCTTGCAATTCTCTGGACGAAGACCAATAGTTCGCCCATCCAGAGGAAAGGCGAACCTTTTTCTTTTTACCTTTGATTTGTTTTGTACCAGCTCGTGTGAATAATTTCTTACCCACATACTTGCGGCCATCGATGAGGTTGGTGATTTCGTAGATATACCCAAACCAATCACCAACCATGTCTTCTGTAAATTCTATATTGTTATATAACCACATTAATCATCCTCATCTTCTGTGTCATTCTCTAGTATGTATTCGCTACAGAATGGACAGAAGTGAGGATCATCTTCACATTTTTCCACATCATATTTGATTGTGAATTGTGAATCGCAGTTATCGCATACGTGATGTAGTGTAGCCATTAGTTACACCAGCTTTGTTTTGCCTCGCCATAGTATTCACGGGCAAAGCCATTTGAAATTAACATTTGGCGCAAACTTTTACCATCAAGTAATACATCACCCAACACACGGCCACCATACTTGTCCCAATCCATTAGGACAACTTGGCGCTTAGTTGAAGCATTTACGGCTGCCTTAGTGAAAGCACTTGCAGCTTCACCTCTTGTGGCCTCACTAGGGCACAATGCACGATGGCCTTTCTCTGGTGTATCAACACCAAAGACACGAATGCTAAGTTCTTTCTTTAGTGGTTCAGGTAGAAAGTTGGCTTGAAATGCAACTGTATCACCATCAACCACTCTGGTCAATACTGCATCATATGTCACACCAGGTTTTTGTTTGCCCTGAGCAAAAGCAATGAAAGGCACCATAAGTGCGATAACTAGTAATTTTTTCATATTAATCCTTTTTTTGTTGTATTTAAATTAAGCCCACACATTATCCCATGTACCAGTATGAGCAGCCTTAGCATAGTCAGTAGACCGGTTCTCAAAGAAATTAGTATGCGTTGGTGCATTAATCATTTCTTCAACCCATGGGAGTGGATTACGTTTAACTTTAAAAATGCCTTTCATACCAAGGCCAATGAGTCTTCTATCAGCAATGTAACGGATGTATTTCTTCAATTCATCCGCTGTAAGACCTTCCATCTCACCACTACTAAATGCCAAATCAATAAATTTATCTTCTAGTTCAACCATTTTTTCAGCAATGGTGTAGATTCTAGATTTCAAATCATCATTCCAGATTTCATTGTTTTCTTGTATATAGGTCTTAAATAACTTCATCATGTTCTCGGCATGCATTGTTTCATCAACAATAGACCAAGTAACAATTTGACCCATACCCTTCATTTTACCTGTACGTGGGAAATTCAACAACATAACAAATGAGCTGAACAGTTGCATACCCTCTGTGAATGCTGAGAACACGGCAATATGTGTTGCTGTATTTTCTTTTGTAGTATTCTGAGCTGAGATGTTCATCACATAATCGTGTTTGTCCTTCATCTCCTGATACTCCATAAATTGGTTGTATGTGGTATCAGGCAGGCCAAGAGTTTCAATCAAGTGGCTATAAGCCGCAATGTGTAATGCTTCACGAGCTGCAAAGCCTAACAACATCATTCGAACTTCTGGTTGTGGAAAATATGGCAAGTAATTATTAACATAACCCCCTGCAACGTCAATATCACCTTGTGTAAAGAAACGGAAAATATTGGTCAAAAACTCTTTCTCACTTGTAGATAGTTTCTTTTTCCAATCTTTAACATCTTCAGCCATTGGTACTTCCGTATGCAACCAATGTGATTGTTCATGTTTCAACCATGCATCATATGCCCATGGATAATTAAAGGGTTTGAATGCTGACCGCTCATCGGTCAATCGGCTGTTAGTTTTTTTAATCATTGAACCATTCCTGTAATTGTTTTGTGTTCTGCATACCAACTAAGCGTTTCAATATCGTACCATCTTCAACCATAACCAATGTTGGCACACCACGAATGCCATATTCGATTGCAACATCAGAATCTTTATCAATATCGACAATTTCAATTGGTAAGTTGGTCTGTACATCTTCTAATGTTTTAGCCAACATTTTACATGGTTGGCACCATGAGGCGGTAAATCTTATTACTTTTTTCATTTTTCTTTTCTTTCATACATGTAAGTGTCTGTGTCACCGAGAGACCATTTGGCTTCGGTTTCAACAGACCATTTTTTGGTTGATACTTTAAAGTCTGGATATTTTAATTCTTTAGGATTACTTGAAGGTTCAAATACAATCATTCTATTATTTGGTTGACACGCAAATTGTCCATTGTCACATTTAATAAAGTTATATGACTTATGGTCCTCAACATCTTCAGAGAAGCCAGTATCTATAACATTAAAATCTGGATGAGCTGAATCTATTGTGAACATATATTCACCGTACATCCAGTCTCCTGTCTTTAGTTTAAATTTACATTTCATAGATTGAAGTTGTGCTTTCTTCAATACAGTAATATCATAACTTAAACAATCCCATAATTGCAGACAATCTAATGGTAACGGTTCGCCTTCAATTGGTTTCCAACAGTATGCACTAATTGGCAATTTATCATACAAAGCACCATATTCATTTAAATATGATTCAATACGAAAGGCTTGTCCTCTCAGAGATTTAATACTTACCCACCAGCAAGGAACAAGTTCACCAAATCCTTTTTCAAAATCATATAAGAATTCTTTATGCACAAAACACTTTACCGGTGGTAAATTTGCAATAATGTGAGACATT